ATTGATGCACAAATCATTCGCAGGCAACTTTCCAATGTGCAGGATACCCGTTACGGGCTTACCTTTGACATTGGAAACTACACGCCAACCCCTTCCGCGATTCCGCTAACAATTACCAACCGCGTTAATGCAACGGGTTCTTTTACCCTGGTAATTGATTCCGATTCCTGGGGACTGTTAACCACCGATGATCAAATGGCGATCAATTCGGTTAATGGCGCGGGATTTAGCGGGCGGATCAAAATCAGTTTTCCGGTTGTTGGTAGTCAACCCGCCGAAGATAACATTATCTTTTTGCTTTTCCTGGTTCGTTCGGATGGCATTGTGAAGGTATAAGGGGCGAAATATGGCACAACTAAATGTTACCGCCGTACCTTCCAACACGAATGTAACCGTACAAAATGCCAATAACATCGTTGCCAACATACAAGGGGGCAACGAAGTTAATGTGCAGGTAACGCCAACACCCAAACAAGTGATTCAAATCAATCGCGGCGTGAAGGGTGCAGATGGCGGGGACAATATAGGCGGTTATCCTGTAAATGTTACGGGGGCGCAACAATACGATGTTTTAATGTTCGGCGTGAACGAATGGGTTAATACGCCGCAAACCGAAATCGCCGATGGCGGCAACTTTTGAAAAGGAATTAAACCATGTCAAATACCATTCGCATTAAACGCCGCGCCGCCGCAGGTGGTGCAGGTGCGCCAAGTTCGCTTGCAAACGCGGAATTGGCTTTTAACGAAGCAACGAACATACTGTATTACGGTACAGGTACAGGCGGCGCAGGTGGTTCCGCAACTTCAATTATTGCAATTGCCGGTAATGGCGCATTTGTTGATTTATCCACAACGCAAACCATTGGTGGCACAAAAACATTTTCAAGCACGATCCAGGGCAGTATTTCCGGTAATGCGGGTACTGCAACCACCTGGGCAACTGCGCGTGATCTATCCCTTACCGGCGATGCAACGGCAACCTTGGCAAGCGTTGACGGTTCCGCCAATGTAAGCGCGGCACTAACCCTTGCAACTGTTAACAGTAATGTGGGTACTTTCACCAAAGTTACTGTAAACGCGAAAGGTTTGGTAACTGCCGCAACTGCCGCAACCCTTGCGGACTTGGGCGCAACTTCCGCCGATTTCAGTATGAATGGATACAAGATCACCAACCTGGCTGATCCAACATCCGATCAAGATGCCGCAACGAAATATTATGTGGATTCCGTTGCCCAGGGTCTTGATGTTAAGGCATCCGTTGTTGCCGCAACTACTGCAAACATTACGCTTTCAGGCGCACAAACAATTGATGGCGTTTCCATTGTTGCCGGTGATCGCGTATTGGTTAAGAATCAAACAAACCAGGCGGATAACGGTATTTATGTTGCCGCATCCGGCGCATGGGCGCGTTCCGCCGATGCTAACGCTTGGGCGGAATTGGTTTCCGCTTATACCTTCGTGGAACAAGGTTCAACCTATGCTGATACAGGTTGGGTTTGTACGGTTAACCAGGGCGGAACCTTGGGTACAACGCCGATCACCTGGTCGCAGTTTAGCGGCGCGGGTACTTATGTTGCGGGTACGGGGCTTACCCTTGCGGGCAATACTTTCAGTATCACCAATACCGCAGTAACCGCAGGTTCGTACGGTTCCGCATCCAACACGCTTACCGCAACGGTTAACGCCCAAGGTCAACTTACTGCCCTTGCCGCAACGCCGATTGCAATTGCCAACACCCAGGTTTCCGGGTTGGGTACTATGTCAACCCAGGATGCCAACAATGTTGCAATCACCGGCGGTTCAATCATCAACCTAACAACCTTTGATGGCATTACCATTGATGGCGGTACATTCTAATTAACAGGAACAAGCCCCCTTTCTAGGGGGCTTTTTAAGGGGCTATTTCTATGGCAAACATAATCAAACCCAAGCGTTCAACTGTCGCGGGCAAAGTTCCAACAACTTCCGATCTGACCAATGGCGAAATTGCCATTAACAGTACGGACAAAAAGATTTACACCAACGCGGGTGGCACGATCACCCAGGTTGGCGCGGGCGCACTTACCGCGTTAAGCGATACAAACATTTCCGCCCCTTCAAACGGGCAATCCCTTACATACGATACCGCTTCGGGTAAGTGGATCAATTCAAATGCTGGCGCAGGTGATGTAACCGGCGCGGTATCTTCAACGGATAACGCGGTGGTGCGATTTGATGGCACTACCGGTAAGGCGATCCAAAATTCCACCGTTACCCTGGATGACAACGGCAATTTTGCCAATGTGAACGCCCTGGGTTTTGACACTACCCCAGGAACCTTGCCAACTGCGGCAGGGTCTATGTATTGGGATGATGGCGATGGCGTACCCGCCGTAATTCTTGGCGGTGGAAATACAACCCTTCAAGTTGGTACGCAAGAATATGCAAGGGTTTACAACGATTCGGGATCAACTTTAACCAAAGGGCAAGTTGTTTATATTTCCGGGGCGCAAGGCAATCGCGTTGCCGTTAAGTTGGCAAGGGCAAACCTTGAATCAACTTCGTTTGGTACGCTTGGTTTGGTTGCTGAAAGCATAGCAAACGGCGCGGAAGGTTACATTATTGTTTCCGGCGCGTTGTATAAATTGAATACCACCGGGCTTACTGCGGGCGCAACGGTTTATCTTTCCCCAACAACCGCAGGTGCATATACAACCACCAAACCACAAGCACCGGATCAACTTGTTGTTTTGGGTTGGGTTGAACGAGTAAGTGCAACTGTTGGATCAATTTATGTAAAGGTTGATAACGGTTACGAATTGGATGAATTGCATGATGTTCGCATAACTTCCCCGCAAAGCGGCAACATCCTTATTTACGATGCAAGCACAACGCCAATCGGCGTTTGGAAAAATGCCAATCTAACCGCAGGAACCGGCATTTCAATTACGAATGGCGCGGGTTCCATCACAATCAACAACACCGGCGTTACTTCGGTTGGTGTTTCGGTTCCAACGGGGCTTTCGGTTTCCGGTTCGCCGGTAACAAGCACCGGAACCATTGCAATCACTTATGCGGCAGGTTATTCCATTCCAACCACCGCATCACAAAGCAATTGGGATACCGCATATACGGATCGCCTGAAATGGGATGGCGGATCAAGTGGTTTAGTTGCCGCAACGGGGCGCACAAGCCTGGGCGCAACAACCCTGGGATCAAACCTGTTTACGATTACCAATCCAAGCGCAATCACTTTCCCCAGGTTCAATGCTGATAACACCGTAAGCGCATTGGATGCCGCAACATTCCGAAGCGCGATTGGTGCGGGTACAGGCAACGGAACAGTTACTTCGGTTGGCATTACCGCAGGTACAGGCATTACCGTATCCGGTTCGCCAATTACTTCATCCGGCAACATGACCGTTGGGCTTGCCAATACTGCGGTAACGGCAGGTTCGTACACCAATGCCAATATTACGGTTGATGCCCAGGGAAGAATTACCGCCGCATCCAACGGTACAGGTGGTTCCGTAACACCTGCCCAGGTATCGGATCAAACGAATACAAGTACCGGATATTTTGATTTGCCTTCCGGTACAACGGCGCAACGCCCTGGAACACCCAATGGCGGGATGATTCGTTACAACACAAGTTTTGGCTTTCCCGAATGGTGGGATGCAACAAGTTCGCAATGGTTGCCATTTTTTGCAAACCCAATCAATTATGTTGTTGAATACATGGTTGTTGCGGGTGGTGGTGGTGGCGGTTCGGGCGCGGCGGGCAGTTATTTTGGCGGCGGTGGCGGTGCGGGCGGTTATTTAACCGGATCACAAACTGTTACCGAAACGGTTGCATTTACTGTTACGGTTGGCGCAGGTGGTGCATTTACAAATTCAACCGGCGCAACCGGCGCAAATGGCGCGAATTCTGTATTTGGAACGATTACCGCAATTGGTGGCGGTGGTGGTGCAGGATCAAATCCATCCGCAGGTTCAGGCGGTTCGGGTGGCGGCGGTAGTTTTGCAACCAATCCCGGCGGTGCAGGAACGGCGGGACAAGGTTTTGCCGGTGGTTCTTATGGCGCGGGTGGTCAAGGTTCCGGCGGTGGTGGCGCAACTGCGGCAGGCGCAAGCGTTACAACCGGGGGCGCAGGCGCAAGCAATGACATAACCGGATCATCCGTTACTTATGCGCGTGGTGGTGATGGTAATCCCAACGGTACAGGCGGTGGAACCAATAACGGTTTTGGTGGTAAAGGTGGCAGAACGGTTGGCGGTGAAAATGCAACCAATGGCGGATCGGGTATTGTTGTTATTCGTTATCTTGGTGGACAACGCGCAACCGGTGGAACCGTAACAAGTTCGGGTGGTTATACCATTCATACATTTACAAGTTCAGGAACATTTACAGCATAAAAGGGGAAAAACATGGGGCATTTTGCGAAAGTTTTGAATGGCAAGGTTACACAAGTAATTGTTGCCGAACCGGAATTCTTTGAATCGTTTGTTGATTCTTCGCCTGGCGAATGGGTGCAAACATCCTATAACACGCGGGGCGGCGTTCATTACGATCCAATTACAAATCAACCTTCCGCAGATCAAAGCAAAGCACTTCGCAAAAATTTTGCGGGGATTGGGTTTTCTTACGATGTAACCAGGGATGCATTTATTCCCCCACAACCTTTTCCATCTTGGGTATTGAATGAAGATTCTTGTAATTGGGAACCGCCAATTTCTTACCCCGATGATGGTAAAAATTATGTTTGGGATGAAGATACAAAAACTTGGAAATTAGTGGGGTAAAAAATGGCGGGGAATGCAAACGAAATTCATTTGGGAAAAGCAGATAACGCGCATTTAGATCGGCGGTTTGATGAAATCTTGGATGAATTGCGAAAGATCAACGGCGCGTTTGCCCGCAACCCCGATGGATCGGTGGATCACGATGGACACCGCCAATACCATGAAGCCATGATTAAAGCCGCAACCGCCCAGGAACAGTTTTGGCGCGAATTGAAATTGGAAGTGGCAAAGAAAGGTATTTGGTCGCTATTGGTAATCATTTGTGGGTTGGTGGTTGTTGGTGTTTCCGCCAAATTGGGCATTGGTGCAAAGTAAAGGGGGAAGCATGGAAGAAAAACAACCGTACATTGAAAGCGCAAAGGAAGTTGCAGGCAAAGCAATTGGCAAACATGGTTTGGTTTATATAACCATCATTGTTGCAATGGGCGTTGGCGCATCAATTGTTTTGGAAGAAGGCAAGATGGCGGCGGTGATGGGATTGTTAGGTGCATCGTTGACCGCGTTAATTTCTATGTTAAACGGCGTTGCGGGCGCAACACCAAAACAAGACAAACCCGAATTTGAAATCATGCGCGAGTTGATCGCCCGCCTGGATAAGATGGCGGATCGTGATCCGATGAATGTTGTTGTTGATAAGGATCGCGTATTGGTTACCAAAGGCGATAACGAAATGACAAGCAAACGCGGGGGTTAACTATGTTTCCAATTACGGCATTGTTTGATGTTGGCATGAAGGTATTGGATAAATTTATCCCTGATCCCGAAGCCAAAGCCAAAGCCCAACAAGAATTGTTGAAGATGCAACAAGAAGGGCGATTGGCAGAGTTGCAAGCCGATAACATTGAAGCCCAGGAATTGACCAAACGCCAACAAGCGGATATGGCATCGGATTCCTGGTTAAGCAAAAACATTCGCCCGATGACTTTGATTTTTATCTTGGGCGCGTATTTTGTGTTTGCCATGATGTCGGCGTTCGGTTCCAACGCCAACGAAAAGTATGTGGAATTACTTGGGCAATGGGGTATGTTAATTATGTCGTTTTACTTCGGCGGGCGCACCCTTGAAAAGATTATGGATATGAAGGCGCGGCGTGATGAAACTAACAAATAATTTCACCCTGGAAGAATTGACCAAAAGCGAAACCGCTTTGCGGCATAACCTAGACAATACGCCAACGGATGATATTGTTGCCAACCTTCGCATCCTGGCAGAAAAGGTACTGCAACCGGTACGCGAACATTACGCAAAAGGCGTAAAGGTTAATTCGGGATACCGCGCCCCGGAAGTAAATGCCGCCGTTGGCGGTTCCCGTACTTCGGATCATACGCGGGGCATGGCGGCGGATATTGAAATCCCAGGATTGCCCAACGCGGAATTGGCACAATGGATTGAAGCCAACCTGGAATATACGCAAGTGATCTTGGAGTTTTACACCCAGGGCGTACCGGATTCCGGTTGGGTTCATGTTTCGTACGATCCAAAGAATCTGAAAAAACAATCGTTGACCGCAGTAAAGCGGGAAGGCAAAACGGTTTACCTTCCTGGGCTTCAAGCCTAGAACGCAAGTTCCTGGGGCATCAACTGTTCAATACCGCCAAGGTATTGTTGCGCGATGGTGTAAACGCGCCGTTGCCAACATCCCGAAGGTTGGCATCAATCAGGAACCGATCCCGATGGATGTACCCAACGATGCAAACAAAGTTATGGTGGATTTCCGTAAGGATGTAGTAATCGGCATCCTTGCCGTTTGACCATTTCACCGCGTTAAGGTTGCCGCCTGGCTTCGTACTCTTAACATCAATTGTTTCCCCGGTGTGCAACTTCAAATCCGCGCCAAACTTGCGGAAATCGCAATTCAAATCAAAGTGCAGGTTTAACAATTTGGATACGGCGTATTCGGTGATTACGCCATCAATGGACATTTGTAAACCATCCAGGCGTTGCGATTGTTTCCGTTCGGTTCCCTGGGCGGATGTGATTTC